ACAGGCTCTGACTTCGTGGCGGAGAGAGGGGGATTCGAACCCCCGTGCCGGTATTCGCCGGCAACATGATTTCCAATTCGATATATAGTTACGATTATTCGATAAAATCTAACAAAATCAGCGCATAAATACACGCAAATAGCTATAAACTTTTCTAAAGTGGGGGCAGAAGTGGGGGCAGATTAAAAAGAGCGATATCACTACCGCTCTTTTTGCATTACCGCTCTTTTTATTTTATCTACCCTTTTTTGCCGCTCCGAAAAATACTGCTCTTCTGCGTTTCTTCTTGCTTTTACTGCGTCTTCTAATTTTCCAAATGTTCCGAGATTGATTTGCTTTCGGTCAACAGTAATATACGCCCTATATTTATCGCCCCATGCTGACACTCCTGTTATACCGGTTCTCGAGTTTTTATTTTTCCGCCGACCAAACCCTGCATACGATACCGATAACCCGTGTTTTTGCACTTCGCGCGATATTTTTTGTCCCAGTTCGCGCCCCTCTTTTTGTTCTTTGATTTGATGATCGCTGCGACGGCAGCCGCAAGATAAAGACCTTCCACTTTTTAATATGTTGTGCTTTATGACCCTTTCCGTGCCGCAAATACAACGACAGCGGAATTTATCGCCGTCATTGCTTAGTATCGTCCAGTAACCGACGTTATCCCCAGGTTTCAAAATGTACTTTTTTTGATTGCGGTGTTTCTGACACCCGCATGATTTTGACTTACCACGTCTTAGCGCAGATCCGCTCACCCACTTTTCATTACCGCAAAC